CGAACGGAGAAGATTTGCGTGACATCAGTAATGACATAGAAGTGATTGGGGCAATTGTGAAAAACTTCACAGGTGGCAGAGCATCATCAAAAGTAAAATCTGCTGGTGACAAGGCACAAGACCTCATTGGGTTGGCTGCTAATATGCAGAACTTCGGTGATAGGCGTATTCCAACAAGTAGCACATTAGGCTCTTTTGCTCAAGATTTGATAGAAGGTGCTGATAAAATTTTGGAAACTACAGGTATCGGTACTGGTGTAGGTACTAAAGACTATATCAGGGGTATACAGATACCTTACACTTCTTACTCTACTAAATCTGCTTTAAGGACGGATACTTTGACTATCAGTAGAGCAAGGTCGGACGGTAGCAACACACATATAGTTACTAATGAGTTTCATAATTTGTCTGTAGGTGACCAAATACAGATATCTAATTTTAGAATAAATTTACCTAACGCTACTATATCAACAGACCTAAATGGCTCTCATACCGTTACTAGTGTAGTAAGTGAAAGAGAGATAGTAATAGCCGTCAACACGTCAAGCAACGCTTATATGCATCGTAGTAGTGGCAATTTGAAGAAATTGTTAGACGATAATTATATGAGAGAACAACGTAATTTTTACATTACTTATGGTACAAAAGATTTCAATCAGTTGAATGCTGGTAACAATAATGTTCACGCATCTACCCCCATGGACTTTGATGAAAATGGTCCAGAGATGAGTGGTATAGCCGTAGCCTTGGACAAATTAGATGTGAGGTTTAATGCAGAAGCCAGATTGTATGAATTTGATATGGTGTTAACTGCAATAGATTATTTGGTGTGATAATATGGGTATAAGGACTAAACTGATTCGTAGAACTGGCGGTGCTACTTTTGCACCTATGTTCCTCGATGTTACAGACTTGTCTATCACCACTAGCAGAAACATATCTTCGTTTGCTTTACCCGTGAATACTGCATTGAAGGTTGGTTTGGATTTCAACTTACCTCAAACTTTGGTGCAAATAAGAGGAGTGCTTTCTGATGACGATATGAGCCAACCACCTAAAAGTAAATCTGATTCGGCTATATTCTATTGTGACCACATCTTTCCAAGAGTCATAAGCAGGAATGGTGTAAATTTTGTAGAAGAGGCTAACCGTATGATAAGCATTATGGCAGCGGCTACAACACACATTACTGCGTTAGCATATGTATCTAGTAGTTGGACATCATTTCCTACTGGGCCTATGAACCCCTTCAACACTGTTTCAGTAAGTGACCCAGTTCCAACTGGTGCTATCTCTAGCAGAGTACAAGCATATCACCCGTCTTCTAAAGTAAGCGCTGTATTCAATGATGGTGATAAAGTATACAATCTAAGTAATAATTTTGAAGAATTAGGAACTGTGTTGAGCACTAGTGTGGCTAATCCGCATGGGGCACTTTATTCAACATTGGTGCTTAATGGGACTGGCAACAGTGTTACAAATAGAAGCACAGATGTACCATTTTTCCAACATGGTAATAGATTATCTTATTTCAATCCTGAAACATTTTTGCACGGTACTGGCTTTAAACTTGTACCGTTTGCTTGGACTAAAGGTCAAAACCATAACTTACCCGCCGATAACATTCCAATATTTTTCAAATTTGACGCTAATTCAGTTTCTGAATTCTCTACATTAGGTAGTCCCGTAAATCCTAGTTTTGTGTCTGGTTCAGAGCCCGAGAAAAAAGGCTTACCTACAATCGTCATACCTATCAAGGGTCTTTTCACTAATCCAGAAATAACAGAAAACCCGGGCGGTTTTGGGGCAGTTGCTAGCCCTGCTGCATCTTTAGCCAAAGCCATTGAAAATGCTATCAACAGTACGCTAGCAGTTTCTACTTTACCCGTTGCTAGTGGTGGAGGTAGTAGAGTAGTTGATGCCTTTACAGCAGCAGTAGATTCTACACGTGCCAGTGCAGTTGTGGTCACTAGTGTAGACACTGGTAGCAGGGAAAGCGTTCATCGTAATGCTGCACACATAGTCAAAGTATTTTACCCACAAACTAAGAACTCTATACCTCGTGTCACACCAGCCGATTTCTATGCCCCTCATCTTCCAAGTTATACAGGTGCTTTTGGTACTGGTGGTTTAGATGTTGTTTTTGGTGAATATTTCAACGGTGGGAATAGTCACAAACGCCAGTTATTGATGGCGTCCAACTTAAATTTTAAATTTCAAGGAGGTTATAATGTAGATGAAGAGGCGTCAGGCCCACAATCTGCTGGAGACAAAGTACAAGATTTACTAGGTATATTTGCTAATTCTCCTGTTGGAGCGGACAGTGAAATTGTGGGTATACAGATACCATATCAGAGTCTAATATCTGCGAGCGGTGTTAGCGCTGAAACAAGAAACTTCTTTTTGACCTTTGGTTCAGTTGATGCGAAGCAAAAACTATCTGACGACAATACTCGTCCTGCATCTGAAATCATGGATGTAGTGCCTGCTGATGTTCAAGATTTATCGGAAGATGAGAGAGACGAAGGTAATTTTTTTACAGATTTGATGGGCGAGATGGGTATGGCTGGTATAGGTGAAGGTATCAATAGTGTTGTCAACTCAATACGCAATTTGTGGGAAGACGTAGAAATCGCCTTAACAACTTCCCGCATGGGCAACACTGGTGGGATACGAGTTGTACCTAGTAAGTTTGAATACAGTTATGACGCCGGTAACACTGAATATACATTTAACATGCTTTTAGCAGTAATACATAATAAAATAGCACCATGAGGGAATACAAATGACAGTTATCACAGATGCAGGTCACGCCATGTTCTTCAATGGCGTCAGCGATGCAGTCGTGATACCAAATGGTATTTTTGCTAAGACTGGTAAAAATCTACCACAGGGTGGTAAATCCTTTTCACATATTCAAAACTTAGAGCAATCTGAAGTAAACACTAACAATACTTTGACAATCAATGATTTTACTATAGAAGCATGGGTAATACCTGACCAAGGTGGAGTAGTTTTTGAATACGAAAATTTGTTGAAATTATCTGTAGGTAACCCAACCACAGTTGGACCTTTAGCGTTAGACATATCTCTGAGGTCTGTTGACGGTGGAGAATCTTACAAGGAAACTATCAGCACTGCATCCCCTAGAATAAATAGGGACGGTGACATATCAGGTTGGGATGGTTTAGTTTATCCAAGCGATACAATGTCTGCTATGGGTTCTCACCGCTCATATACAGGTGGTACTCAAAACGTATCTGCGTTAACTCTAGGGCACCGTGAATTGTTACATATTGTTGTTAAATTTACAGGTAAGAAATTGACAATGTATGTTAATGGGGATATTGTAGCAAGTCGTAAATTCCAAGAAGCACATCAGTTGTTGATTGACAGTGGTAGAATATTTTTAGGTGGTAGAGGAGGAGAGTTTAGAGGTATTATAGAAACTATACATTGGTCGAGAGGAGCATCTGACATTGCTATCGACCCCTGTGCGCCTTTGAGTAGTGATTCTACCCTTGGTCTTTGGAGATTTAGGGAGCCAGTCTCTCCTGTAGATTCGATTATAACAATACCTACAGTATCTGCTAGTACGAGTGCTTCCACGATTAATATTGGTGCAACTGCTGCTGCTGCCCTTTACAAAACAATTACAGGTAATACTGCTAGTGGCACAGTTACTTTAGATTTGACTGCTTCCCCATACTCTACTGGTAGTTACAAAGTAGATAGGTATACTGAAAGTTCTAACACTACAGTATCTATACCACATGTTCCTTACAATTTACTCATCAACCCAGTGGTGTATGACCGTACAACTGGTAAGCCAAATAATCTACCACCAGAAAGAGTCAGAATCACACAAATAGTAACTAGTGGTAATATTACTGTAGAGAGTATACATCTAGATTATACTGCTAATGCTACCAATGGTAGAAGAGGTTTGATACACACTCGTAGTGTTACATCTGAAGCAGTGTTAGTTATGGGAGATTGCCTTGTTGACAATGGTACTGGTGAACCATATCAACTAGCAGGGACTGCTACACAATTTGCTTACAGAACTGGTCAAGTTATAATTGATGAAAGTTCTTTTGAAAACCACGGTATAGTTACATCTTTGAGCATGGCTACCAATACTCACACTGGTAAATTAGGAGAATTAGAAAAGAACTCAAACTTATATTCTGTAGAAATCGCCACTGGGGTAGATGAAAAATTATTGATAGGTCATACTGGTAGGCATTTCTTAAATCACGTGAAAAGCCATTCTTTTATGGGTAGATTACCAGACCCGTCTTATGAAACTTTGAGTCAAAAAGTGGACGGTATATCTGATATATTTGATGTGCAGTTCCCTGACCATTATTCTAATGTTAAAGACCAAATAGCAATTAACTCACAAGTATCTCTTTATGATACAAAAAATCCACAAAACATTGTCAACGTTACTAACTCTTCACAATGTTTTACTGTTGTGGAAAACGGCATGGCTGGTTTATCTGACGCTTCCAGAGCGCTGCTAGCCATAGGTGGGGTCTCAGGTTTACTCAGGTTTGACCCTACACCGTTTTTGTTGAAAAGCATGAATGGTCAAAATATAGACATGATTGATGATGATGTTGATTCTAAATCTTACATTAAACATCTAACTCCAATTTCAGAATCTAGAATCGCAGTATTGGAAGTGCCCAGTTTAGAAAGTGAAGGGTTCGTACCGTTTGTAGAATTGCATTACAACGCAATAGATATGACAGGCTCAACTATAGAATTTGCTGCCACTACCAGACTAACTGCTAGTATAGCGTCTAACGTTTACTTGACATGCACAAGTGTGAAAGGGTTTGGTCAAGATGGAGATACTATTCTTGCTGAAAATATTGTAATAGACGGTACAAGTGCTGTTCCTGCTGGTAGTGCCGCTATTGTTACAATCAGCCATTCTAACAATAGGTTAACTTTTTCACTTCCGGGCGGGTCATTCGCATCATCAGATTTAGATTCTGATTTCAAAACAAAGGCTGTTTCTGGTGCTATTGTTCATAACAGACTTATTGGCCCAGTGCTTTTGATTGAGAAGACAGTACCAGATGTGAGCACAACCCTACCTTCGGGTAAACAAATCATAGACGTAATACACGAAGATTTGTCTGTCAATGGTACAGTAATTCATTCTCCCGGAGGAATCATTGAATTTGAAGTAGAATCTACATTTGGTTTAGACCCGAGTGATTTAATTGGTGATGACTCTGGTGGTTTTGATTACGAGGCAGATGGTCAGGACGCTATCGATACTAGCAAATTACCAAGTAAATATGCGCCTATACATTCTTCTGACCCCGGGCAATCCAACCCCAGTGGTATATTAGCGAATTACAATAACGATGCTAAACACGTATCTACTTTTCACAAATTAGTGATAGGTAGACAAGGGGAAATAGTTGATGGTACGAAGTTCAGAATAGATGAGAGCGATGCTCTTGTAGATTTTGAAAAGCGCAAAGAAAGAGCACCATCCACAGTAATCGACTATTCAACAGGAGTTTTTGTAAGCGGAGACTGTGGGGGTATAGAACTTGGACAGACTCAAATACCAGTTTATGGGGAAAGTGCAATATCTCATTTCCCAGTAGGGACCACAGTTTATCATGGTGGTAATCACACTGAATTAGGTGTAGTCGCTAGTGTTGGGCACAATCTTGTTACTCTGGCTTCTGGCTCTTTGTCCGCAATAAATGGTAAAGAAGAGTTATACAATTCACCTTTCGTTGTACCTTTACCACCACCAAACCAAAAAGGTGGTGTGCATGTTGACTTAGATATCATAGATGCTAGTGTACAGGGCTCTACTTACAGAGTGGTTGTTCAACCTAATAACAGGCAACAGCACACTCAGTTGAACAAGGTAGACGTTAATGATAAAGCGATTGTAAATTATATGATGTCAAAGGGTAGAGTGTTATCATTTGGTAGTGAGAACCAATCTGCTGTCACCATGGTTTGTCAGGGTATCAATAGTGATATAGCAGGTACTTCGATAAACTTAGAAGCATCTGGTTCAACAGATTCTCACATAGTAAAAGAGATACTTCCGGGTGCACCAGTAGTAACAGTAACTTTAGGAGGGGCTGGTCAAGGGGCTATAAATACAAAAGAAACTTGGGACCCGTCTTCTTTGTCAAGATTAGGTTGGAACACTAGACGTGATAATTCTACACAAGTAGTTGGCATAGTTAGCGGTTCAGTCGCTACAATCACTGTTAACCCACTCAACAATAATAGCGAGGCACTATCATCATGGGGTGCTTATGGTTTCCCCAAAGTTGGTAGACTTTACTTCAACCAAGTGCAAGCCAGTGGAGAAGATGTTTCTAAAACCGACCCCGTTGCTAAATTTGCTTCTGTAGCCTACACTTCTAGAACAGGTAACGTATTCACAATTACAGCAGGTACTGGTCATTTAGGAAAAGGTATATTCAAATTAGCAGATGGTTCGGATGCTGACTCACTGGCAGATTGGGCAAGCACCACAGGTTTAGTACAAGGTTCTGTTTTACAAATAGATGACAAATTTAATCATGACAACATATGCTCTGATGGCACTACGGTTAATGATAGATTATTCCAATCACTAAATAGTGTTCAGCACGATTATCAACTTGGTACGCAGTATGCTAGCACTCGTGCAATGGTAGAAATCCCATTGTTTGAAGAGTTTTTCTTTGACAATTTAGAAAAAGGCATATTCCCCGGACCTGACAACAGTATGAAATTGCATGTAGACGCTACTTACACAGCACATACATGGGCACCTAACCCAGTAGGTAGAAGGGCAGAATCGTTGTCGCCACAAGACCCAGAGATAAATAGTGCATATTCTTACACAATAAACAATCAAAGTCATAGCACAGGCACAAAAGTAACCAAACCTTACGACACTAGTAATAGGCGGGTGTTTGTAGAACATGGTCACATATTCCCAGACCCACAAGTTAGTTCTGCTACTGTAGCAGGTATATCAGGTAGCATAAGACCAAGAAGAGCATACTTACCAAATGGTGAGTGGGTGCTGTATTCTGAGGTAAACACAGGTACATCTAACGGACATTATTTACAAGTTTGGGGAGCAGGGTCTTCTAATTATAATGATAACACATTTTCTAGAAACTTCTTGAGAGATTTAGAAGTAGGTGCGCTATTGTCACCTGCACCAGCAACTCAGATTTATCGCCATGAATCTATATCTGACAACCCATTACTCAAAAGTGCAGGTTATGAAGGTAGGCGCCCTTACTACTACGATAGAGCCAACATGATGACTCAGGGTGGTAATGTAGATTACGGCATGAGACAATATGTATCAGCAGTAGAGTTTAGAGCAGGGCCTACAGTAAATCCTCATTTAGATAGAATACAATCTGGTTTACCTAAAACTAAACTAATATCATTTTCTTCTTTTACACTTTCATCTGCTTTGACGAATGGTAGTACCACAGTTACTGTTAGTAGTACAGATACTCTGATTGTTGGGATGCAATTATCTCATGCAAGCATACCTGCGGGAGCCACCATAGCGAGCATAGATAGCGCTACTACTTTCACATTATCCGCTGCGGTTACAGGCTCTACAGCCACAGTAACTGTTACGTATGGTCCTACAATAGTGTTAGAGGACGCTTCTAATTATCCGTTATCAGGCGCAACCAATCAGTATGAAATTAGAATAAAATATAACCAAAATGGTTCTACTGCTAGATACGCTTACTATGCTTCACGTACTGGGAACGTAATCAATTTGTCAGATGTGGGAGACTGGACTGGTTCTAATATACCAAGTGCAGGTGCTGAAATAATAGTCAATGACTTTTTCAGTCGTTCGGCACTATCTAATACTTCATTCCCTACATCATTGAGCGAGCCAACTAATTTCAAAGAACTTGGTTTCTTGAATCGGGCTTGGGCTAACCCCTACGCCCCGGGCGGTCTTCGGTATGGTGACACAGTTTGGATGAATATGCACTATACCAATCCACATGCGATAGAAGGGTACTTCTGTAAAAGTAGAGGAGTGCTTAATGAGAACCTAGTGCATACAGAATTCAATGGTGGTAAAGGGGTATTTGCGAGTGCGGCTAGAGATAGTATACCCTTGGAAAACTTTTTGATAGGTAACAATTGTTTGGAGACAGCACAGAATTTTGTTCAGCATGTAAACAAAAGTGTAGAGATGCATAAAGCAACTTTAGCCACTGACCAACAAAGAGCAACTTCAGCATATTCTTACAGAGACAAACCATTGGTTGCTTACATTGACCCTTATCAGTCTACTGAGGAATTCACTAGGGTATTGCTTTATGATGTAGCCCATGATAGAGAATTTATCGCTTTTCAAGATATATGGATGCAAGTACAAACGTCACCTGATGCTACGAGAATAGGTTATACTAACGGCCCCAACCCCGGTGGTGTTTACAATAATACAAGTGATACTGCCAATGCAGCAGTCAATAAGATAGATGTGCCTCCCGGATATGCGAGTGAAAACCCTTACTTCGATTCTGCTAATCAAAATTCTGAATTTATAGAGGCTGCTTATTCTCATGGTTTTGATAGAACTAGTAGAGGTGCTGCGTTTGAAGATACTTACACTAATCACGGTCACGGACCATATGCTTTAGTTGGTGGCGTTTCTCAATCTTATGCCCCTAGGACTAATGATGCTACTATCAGCACGACTGCTGCTCAAGAAAAACATCTTGAAATTAATGGTGGAGTTTCAACTAATCGTGAAAACTCTACATTCTTTGATACCCCAGATGGCACTAGAGTAATACCTGCATTTTTGGCACTGAAAGGTATAAGGTATAACAAATTGGATTTGTCAAAACACAAAGAAATGAGGTTACAGTACTTACCACATTGGACTGATATGGACTTTACAAGAAGACTTTGTATAGATTTAGGAGAAGTGGGTGTAAAGGAAGGGGTCACTGATATAGAAGCAGCAGCCCAAGAGGTTGTTAGATTAATTAACCAAGCAGGTGCTAAGAATGGTCTTACCCATGCTAGAAGACCTGCTGACCAATATCTAGGAGAAAGTGAAAGATTTGACTTAACTAATATTGGTGTCAAGGAAAGTAGCACTAATCGTCTAAAAGACCCTACTGCCCCTCACTTACATGCTGACTTCTCATCTAGTGGTTCAACACATGACCCATCACCGTTCTGGGATGAAAAGCAAGCGTTTGCTACTCATGATAGAGGCACACACATGGGCTACGTTAGGGCACATTTGGGAAGAGTGGTTTTAGATAATGATGGTAACAAAGGATATTCAATCATTATACATAGCACTGTACCCGGGGCAAGTGGTAGAAACTTCTGCACATGGCTTGACAGCAGTAAAGCCCAATCTGCTTACAGACCTCAGTTCTTGATTGGTCATGGCGGTCGCATGAGAAATTACTGGTGCCAACCTAGTGAAATGGACGGGGAAAATATGCACCCTGCCCCTATGCCCATCAGTAAACACGGGAGACCTTTTGCCCCAATAACCACATTAAACGAAATGTTACCTCCTGAACAAGTCGAAGAAGGGTTTGCTAATAATTTAGATTTAGGTTCAGACTGGGCACAAACAGGTACTTTGATTAGTACTCAAGGTGATGATATTGCAACTGGTAAAACTTCTAACACTGTTTTGGCCGAATCCTTTGAAACTAAAAATCCAGACAAAGTGCTTGTCAAAGGTTTACGTACAGGTACAACTGCTAAAGCCAGAATTAATTTTGGCGGTATAACTCAAGCAGGTATACCCGGGTGGGGTCCCGACTGTTCACGATGGGGTTTCCCTGCTGACTTTAGCAACCCAAGGTTTGCTTACGCTTATGGTAGGTCGGGAGCCAGTACAACTGATTTTTCTGCAACTACTTCACCATATATTCCTACAGATGAATTGAAACCAGCCAACATCGGTAAAAATCCATTTTATGGTATTAGGTTTGTAGACCATCGTGGTCAATCACATACCATACGGTTAGCGTACAGAGAATATGGGCAGAAAATAGGTGACGGTAAGAAATTGTTACCACCCACGATAGATGATGAAATTGTCATATGGTTCGATGACCGTGATGTCGGACAAGGTGGTTTTACAATTGGTCGCAACGTCATGAGTGTGGGTGATGCTTGTGGTAGAATTGAGCCCAATGGTACAGGTTCTGCTAAAACTAGGAAGGGTAATCTTTGGCAGACTTACCCTTCACCTGCTGTTGGTATACAAGCAGGACTTGTGTCTTCTACGTTGAGTGGTAGTTTAGGTAATACATCAACAAGAGTCGCAATCACATTGGCAGACCCATACCAATCAGGTGGGCTGTTATCAGCCCCAGACGTATTGGGTTACCTAGGTTTACCAGATAGTGGTGTATTAGAATTGAATACTGACCCTACCACCACTAACAGAGATACAGGTATAATAATACATTATGAATCCAGAAGTCATTATGACAAAGAAGGGGACACAGGTGCTTCTAACGTACATTACCTATACGGTGTGACTGGCTATCCCGGTAATGATGATTATATTATCAGCCCTAGGGTTAACTGGACAAGCCTACTAACGGACGAAGTAATTGCTGCCGCAGTTGAGCACGC